GCTTGCCGTTTTGTTTGCATTGAGCTTAATGCGGACAAACGATGCCGTACCGCTGACATTACCTACAATGGTTGATTTTACTGTTTTGTTTAGCGCAAATTCAGTTAATCCGGCAATTGTAGCCTTCTTGGCATTGGCAAGCGTTAAAGTAACATCTGCTGTTGTCTTGCTTATATCAGAAACAACAAAATCAAATACATTTCCGTCAAGAGTAATGCTCGAAATTGGAATATAGACATATGATGCAGAAGCGTATGCCGTTGAACAAGCTACATTCATTGTACCGTCAGCGACTGACACACTTAAATTAGTATTGGTTACACTTGTATAGGTTCCGTCGGCAATATCTGCACTGTTCGGTGAATCTTCAAGCACATCTGTCACCTTTGCTGTCTCACCGCCAAAGTCTGCATTGTTAAGGTTATAAAACTTAAAGATTTCATTGTAATCATCGGTAAGATTTGTGTCATATACCAATCGCTTAGGATTAACATATGATGACAGTGTGCCGAGATTAATTGTAGTTCCTGCCGTATTACTAAGAGCATAATACTCATTGTTTGCGTTCAGCACTTCTGCTTCTGTTGTTCCGTACTGATACATAATATCCGAAAGTACAAGCCGATTGACATCTGTCATCATAGTAGAATTGAGCTTGATTGCCGATGCATCTCTGTAGTGACCAATTTTAAGGTTATCAACAACAATGTTTCCGTACTTGTACTTGATGTTATTGTCATATCCCGAAATAATCGGAGAGAATACACCGTCAACGAAGCAGTTGTTAATGCTGATATTGCACGGCTCATCACTGTACGGTTCGTCTCTTGATGATAACCTCTGATTAAGCACAATACCATTGCCCTTGTAATTGCCGTACTTTGAGCTTTCGTCTTTTCCTGCACCGTAGAGCTTACAATTGTCAATGTAGTTAGTGCCGTTGTCCCAGTCGAGAGTCAGACAACTTGCATATCTGTTCTTGATAATTGAATCCCTCAATGTCAACTTACCGTACTGCGCCTCAATTGCCGAGCCCCAGCTGTCAACATCAATATAGCAGTCTGAGATATTGACATGCCTTGTTGAAACCTTAATTCCTCTTTTGGCACATCCCTTTATTTCGCACCTTGAAATATTAATATAGCCGTCACCGCTGAAATCATCGGTCGGCCTTTCGATCAAGTAGATACCGTCACCGTCCGGCTTAACATCTCCGGAATTATATCCGTCAATATCATTAATTCGCACATTAACAATGTTACCGTGTTGACTGTACCCGTTTCCTGCGCTTGTCACGCCAATGCCAAATGAATGAATGTATCCGTCTGGGCCGACAGTTCCGGCTTTAATGCCTGATATTTTGGCATTTCTGACGTTAAAGTGTGAGCAGTTCCGCAAAAAATTAATTCCTGCCGCTGTTACCGATGAAGCATTGCCTGCATTAGATATATTAACATTATCTATGTTTGCGTTTGGGCAATTAATCAAAGTAATAATCTGTGACACTTTATTTTTGCCGTCAAAGTTACCGTCAATAACGGTCAGATTCTTACAACCGGTAAATTTGAAAAATGTACTTTGTACACTTGTGCCTGCTGAGTCTGTGTTGTCAGTAGCTTTATTGCAATAAATAAATTCAGCATTATCACATATAATTGTCAGATTTTCAACATTTTCGAGGGCTAACCCGTTGCATTTATATGTTCCCTTCGGAAAATATAAAGTTCTGTTGTCAAGCGGATAAAATACAAGCATACCAAGAGTAGTGTCAGCGCCTGTGTTATCTACTCCGAGTGATCTGACGTTGAGCCAAGTCAAATTACTTGCATCAACATTCGGATATGTGTTCATGAATTGATTCAGCGTATCTTTCAGTCTTGATGCCATACTGTTTACAGCCACTATAATTTTCTCGAAAAGGCTTATGCCAGTTGAAGCACTCGGCAACATACCTTTCTGCCTGTTAATTCCGACAAGGTTGGTATTGAGTGTTACTGTATTGCCATTGCTATCTGCATAACTTCCGGTCAGGCTGAAATAGACTTTATCCCCCTCAAGCTCTGACGGTATGTCAAACACTGCGGTTTTGTCATCAGTTGTAAGGCTCACTGTACTTTTAACGATATTATCTTTTTCGCTCATAAAATTTGCCGTAACAAGAGCGCAGTTGTCCCAGTCGGATTCCATAAAGTAGCATTTGATTTTAGTGTATTTCTTTTCACCGAGAACCGGATTAAATCCGTCTCTGCGTTTCAGGGTATTTTTATATACTTCAAATTTCAGCGTATTCATAATGCCGCCCCCAATCGTTAATTACATTATATAGTTTTCTGCGAACTCAAAAAAGTTAAAACCCACAAAAAAGGACAGCGTTTCCGCTGCCCTCAATTTGTTTATTTACTTTTTTGCTTTTTGATTTTATCCTGATATTTTCTGAGAGCTGATTTAAACTTGCTTTCAGAGCCGTAGATATTCAGTAACTGTCTGTACAATGTGTGCGTTGTATCTGCATCATTGCTTTTGCTTGCCTCAATATACTTTTTAAATATAGGATCAGTTCGGCTTGCACTCTGCATCAGCTTTTTCATTTGATTCTTTGTCTTACCTTTATGCTCCATAAGGTATTTTTCAACCTTTTCATAGTTCGCAGTATCGCCGTTCTTCAAATATTCAAAAGCGTCAGTGTACTTATACATTAGAGTGTCATCGTTACCGGTAGAGTCAAAAATACTTTCTTCTGATTTTTCATCATCGACAGATGATGACATCTTTTTCCACACATACTCTGCCCCCTGCTCCGTAAAACCTTGGTTGTCCACAAGGTCAGATTTTGCGGCATCTTCGTCTGTTATGCCCTCTTTGGTCATATTAGCAATAATATTACTTATAACCTTGTCAGAGGCCTTAATCACATCATCCTTGCCGAATCCATAGGAAGAGACCTTGTTAATGAGGCTTTCATAAGTGTTAAGGTCACCGTTAGCTCTTGCTACTGCCGCCTTTTCAATGTCATCATTATTCTTAGATAATGCTGTTATGACTTTCTGCTCAAGCATATCACGAGCCTCTTTTTCGGTTTTACCCTTTGTACCCATTATTGTGTTGACATAAAGCTGCTCGTAATATTGAGCTTTGTCGGTATCTCCGTCAATCGTAGCGTTAATCATCAACGGCACAAGCACAGTTGTATTAATGTTACCCTTATTGTCGGATATAATCTCACCTCTGCCTTTGGTCAGGTCGGTAAAGTATGAGGTTAAGCTGAGGGCCATTCTCTTAATATTACTCGCTGGAAATCTAAAACAATCTCCTAATAATGTAACAGCTGAAATAGCATCGCCTTTTTGAATATCAGTTATAATATTATTAATATTTTCGAGACTCATGGCGTCCAAACCGTAAAACGGTCTATCATTATCAATCATATGTGCAATTGCACTATATGCTGTATCGCCGAAAGTAAAAATGCCGGCAAATGACTCCATACTGTAATCAAGAATACTTCCGAAAATGTTTTCGGCTGTCACATTTCCCTTGTCATCTCTTTCATCGTCCCACTTATGCAAAAGAAGCATATTAACTAATGCGGTTAAACCGCCTATAAGCAAAGCTGATTCTGTTGCGCCAATAAGAGCTTTAGCAAATTTTTTCATTGCCACTTTTTTGGCACTCTTATTTTCAGCAGATTTTGACAATTTATAGTCATTGCTTCTTGTACGGTATTCCATATAAGAATCAATTATAGTGTTGCCGATTGCCATTGTTTGGGAGCGAAAAGCATTCATCGAAAGAATTTTCAAGTAATTGTTTCTAATGAATTGTGGCTTTGATGTTACCATATTATTAGGCTGAGTTTCATCAACACATTTTTCAAATTGTCTGACAACTTCCTTGTAAAATGCATCACTGCCTTTTTTTAGCTTCGTTGTTTGTTCAACATGCAGTTCTGCCGCTTTAAGCAGGCACCCAACAACATATCTGTCAACCTTGCCCATAATGTCCATTTTGCTTTTTGTGCCGCCAACAACACCGGTTTCTCTGCTGAGCTCACCTACCACAGTGCCGTTGCCCTCTGCTCTGTACCACAAGTACGGAGTGTATTCGGCATATTTTTCAAGGTCAACTCGCCACATTCCACCTGCAGAGGCTATTGCAACATTTTTTGTACCGAAATAAGCATTAGCCGTTGGGAATGCGGCAAACTGTTTTATCATTGCTCCGGGATTTAACAGAAGTGCTGCACCCATATAGTTGCCTTGCATGCGAGTTAAAAGATTATTATCAATTGTATCTTTTGACTTTTGCAGGTCTCCCATGAGCTTATCAATATAATGCTCTGCAGTCTTACCGTATTTATCCATAATAGCCTCATGCAAAGTTGTTCCGTTAAGACTATTAGTATTTATCCAGTTATACACTTTCTTAAAGTTCTCAATTGGAGTTGTCAATCCGCACCATTCGGCAACAGAGTTTGCGTGCCTGTGAAAGACTCTGAAAACATCGTCAATAACAATAGGAGCAGACGAGCTTTCTCGGCGTTTAATAAATCCTCTGCTTTTCATTCTAAGGTCATTAAACTCGGCAGAAAAGTCCTTTTCATATGCCGCACCATCACCGTACACGGAAATAGGAAAATAGTTCCTGACGGTAGCAATCAGCATACCATATTTTGACATGCTTACTTCGTTGATTTCCTGTTGAAGCTCGTTGTTAAGGACTTCGCTAATTGCACCTGAAATTTCTCTGAGCATTTTATTACTCTCAACATATCTCTTGATGTGTTGTATATCTTCCAGAGTAAATCTTACTTTGTGATGATTTTCTGATTTTGCTTTTTCTCGCTTACTTTGTCTGCGACTGTTAGCGCTATCTAAATCGGGGAGCACGGTATAATGATTAAGTCTATCGGCAAGCAAATGTCGTCTGCCTGATGATTGTTGATCTGTAAGATAGATTGACATTATAATGCCCTGACTGACCTTAACTCTTTCGCCTGTTTCGGTATCTCTGAAATCAAATTCCTTAACATCATTCTTTTGTATTTTTGCCAAATCTTTTTCAGAGTACTGATACGCAACACTTTGAACCTTGGTGTAGGCTTTCTGCATTATCTTTTCGCGCTTAACATCTCCGTCATGCAAATCTTTGAAGAGTTTTGCAACAATGCTGTCATCATTATATCCACTCAGAAATCTGCCGTATCTTACCGGGTCAAGGCTTGTTGCAACGAATCTATTACTTAACTCTTTCATATCCGACAAGGCGGCATTGATTTTATTGCCAACGGTGTTTTTGCTTAAAACATTGATATTGACACCCTTGTTGTAATTTACATTTGAGATTTCATCAAGTGCTTTTGCCGCTGCGCCAGCAATAGATTCTCTTTGACCATTAACGATGATTTCTGTAGCTTGTGTTAAAGAGGCTTCAAGGGCTGTCATTGTGTCATAAAGCAATCTTAAATCAGATGAATCCAAATCGAAAATGTTTTTATATCCTACTTTTATGGGCTTGCCGTCGGCATCGTACTTTGTTTCACCGTTTTCGTCGGTTGCATACTCTGCAAATTGATCTGTAATTATTTCAAGCATTTTGGCTGTTTGCTCGTCGTATGCAATTGAGTTAATGTCAATGTATGAGTACTGCATACCTTCATGTGTGGATTTATCTTTGCCGGAAGATTCAGGTGCTAAAGTCTTGTACTCTTCATACAAGTTTCTTACCTGTTCACCAATTTCAGCGACATTGTTCCATGCTCCGAAATATTTCGGTATAGTTTTTTTAGCACCATTCTTATATTGTCCGGGGTCAGCAGATTCTTTAAATCCTATCAATACATTAAGTATAGGTCTTTTGAGAGACTCGGGGATATTCTCGGTATTTTTTGACTTGGCGTCAAACTTTTTAACCAATTTGTCAAACTTTTTTCCGAGCATTTGCCTATATTTTGTTTTATCTCGCTCGGCACGGTATTCTTCTGCAACCGTCTTTTTTGTTGCATGAAGAATAATTCTGTATTCCTCGATTTTATTTCTCAACTTAATATCATTTTTGATATACTGCTCGGTTCTCTTATTGTTCTTTCTTACCAAAAATTTAATCTGCTTTTCGGCATTTTTCTTCTGCTCCGAAATCTGTTCTGCATATCTTGCATTCTTTTCCTTTAGGAGCAGTTCGTGTTCCTCGTTAGCCTGATTATATATTTCAGTAACACTGTGCAATAATTCTTTATTGGCATTATTGTCAAGAACAACTTCTTTTGCCTGTTGTTTCAAATATTCCGTAGCAACATCAAAAGCCATTTCAATTGCCGTTTCGTCAATTGACTGTACACTCTTTCCGTCAATTGAAACAAAATGTTCTGCAAGGTCATAGTTAATAAATCTTTCAAGTGTTTTGTATCCCTCTTCACTTCTCCAGTTAAAGGTTTCGTCAATCCCTGCAATATCTCCGATAATCTCTGAAATTGAATTTCCGACATCTTCAATACTGCTCTCGTTTACACTTTCGATGAGAGCATATCCCTTTGCTGTTCTGATGTTGATTTTACCCATAAGTGCTTTACGGAAGTTTGTAATACTGCCGTAGGCGCTTTTAATAAAATCAATGTCACCTTTTGGAATAACAAGAGTAACCTCTTTCAGACTGTCGCTTAAATCCTTTGCCCACTCGGAATGCTTTTTGTCAATCAAGGAAGATTTTTTCAGATATTCTTTGCATTCTTCCGCAAGGCTCTCAATTGCATCGTTAAAACTCTGCGTATCATTTTTGACGGAATTTTCAAAATCCTGTACAGCTAATTTAAACGATTTAATTCTTGATTTGTTTTTACCGTTAAGATTTACTCCGTATTCCTGCAAAACATTACACACAAGACGGTGCATTCCTGATTGACCGATTCGTATATCCTTGCCCACGCTCATTCCGTGTTCGGCGGTTTTTCCGGCATAATGATATAAAATGCTGATTCGCCTGTCGGGGTTCTTTTCGTCCTTTACAGCGTCAAAAACACTTTTGCCGTCGTCATTCACAAGCCAATCATCGTATTCATCGTCAATTGAAAAATTCAGCGTATCGTGTATTGCACCGGCTTTTTCATCTGTAAAATCATAATCTTCATCAAGGCTGTAGCGAATATCAGGGTTGTTGCCGTCAAATGTTCCGATATTGTCTGTTGCAGATTTAACCTGAGTATTTTCAAATGCTATGAATGTTTTTGTGCTTCTTCCAAAACTGCCGACATCATTATTAACGATAACACCGTCATAATTGCTGTTTTTGAAATAATCATCTATCAAGGCTTTAGCGTTATGGCTTGCTTCATTAACCTTATTTTCCCATTCTTCCATAATTTCATCAAGTGCATCTCTTGATATGGATTTTTGGTACTCTTCTTCTGATATTTCACCGTTCTTTTTCGCATTCCACAGCTTTTGATATTCCTCGTTTTCTCTTTTCATCTCCTCGTTGAATTTAGCCTTGTATTCCTTATTAACGCTGTCTATCGCACTTTTAGCTTTCGTATATCCCTGTACATTCTTATCGTAAAATTTAACAAGTTCGCTTCTGTTGTTGACAATGAGGGGATTTTTAATAAAGGCATACAACGGCATTTGAATATTTCCGCCAACTCCGATATCGTTGTTTGTCGGTTTCATAAATATACCCGTAGGCATTTCACTGTCAAATTCTCCCGAGCCTTTTTGTTTTGTATCAAAGGTTGTAAACTCTTTTTCTGTTTGGTGGTACAAAACAAGCGGTTCACCGTTGTTGTCTACCACTTTACTCGCTTTTGCAGGGCTATTCTGCCAATCACCGAACCATCTGATAAATTGTTTGCTTTGAGTAATATTATTGATTTTTTTATTGACAATATCATCAATAGGACGTATAATAACATTGGAACCCGAATTTTTAAGTCGGCTGGGTAATTGGTACCCTGACTTCTTAAAAATATTCTGGGTTCTTTTTTTGTCTAAATAAAAGAATCCTGTTTTGCCCATTGTTTCCAAAGCAATGGCTTCTTTTATATAATCGTTGATATTATCCTTATCAAAATATGTTGCAACAAGATTAACATCTATGTGTGTGTTATTGTACATTCCCTCATAATCAACAGTTATCGGTGCAATTACCTGTTTTCCGCCAACTGATAAATCAACTAAAACAACTACTTTATGGGTGCTGTCTTTGCTCTTATTTTTCTTTACCGCAAAATCAGGGTGAGCTATTACCATAAGCGGATCAGAAATTTTATTGTAAATATCTTTTACAGTATCAAACCCTAAATTGTAATAATTGGTATTTTTATGATATCTCCCCTCACTTTTTGCTCTTGTATCTGATACTGCGACAGAATAAATATGATTTTTAGTCATAGCAAGAGGTAATGGTGCTAATCCGATTTTTTGAAGGATTTTAGGTGTAATACCCATAATTACAACATTATCACTGTTGTAGGTGTTTTTTTCAATTTCATCAACTTTCTTTTCAAATTCCGCTTGTACTATGTTGTCGGTACTTCCTATTGAATATTTCTCAACATCCAACCTCTCACCGTTCTGAACCTCTGCTTGCTCGGTGATATTTTCTCTTGCGGTGTCTGCCGCCTCAGAAAATCTTTGAGCGAGGTTTTCAAGTGCTTCAAGGTCTTTTGCAAATGCTTTAGCTCCGTAGTTTGTGCTTTTGTCGATGAGCCAATTCTTTACTTTTTCAATCAAAGATTTAATTGCCGCTGCAATTTTTGATTTATTCTGCTTGGTGCTGAGGGCAATATTGAGAGCCTTTTCATCTGAGGCAATGCTCATAAGTGTGTCGCATACTATTTCTTCCAGAGCGGCATCTCTTGTGTTTTCGTGTTCATCGGCCTGCAGTCGGTTGCCGTATCTCTCAATTGTGCGGTCAATCATCTTGTTAAGGTCAACACCCTTGCGTACAAGATAGTCTGACACAAAGTCACTCAACGTTCGCCATTCGGTTGGGTTGGTTTTCTTAATCATATGTCCAGCTTCATGTAAAGCTGTGGCAAGGATTTTCTGACTTGAAATTTCTGAGCTTAAAATAATGTTGCCGTCTCTTGCAACACCGTTCACTCCGTCAGCAAGACGATCTGAGATAATAATGTTTCTGCCCGTCTTTGTCGCAAGGTTGCCGAGTGTATTAATAAGCTCCTGCGAAATGTGTGAAACATCTGTTCCGCTGTCTGCATACACGCTCACACCGCTTGTGTCGGCTCTGCCGTTGCGGTTGATTAACTCGGTCAGTCTGTTGGCATGGTGTTGAGTGTTAATGTCAACATCTCTTCTGCCGGTGCTCAATGCCTGACTTACAATCTGTTCACCGAGAATATTTTTAAGAATCGTATATTCAGAAGTTTCTCTGAGTGAATCAAGTTTAACGCCCTCTCGACCAAAGCTGTATGCGGCTGAATATGCTTTGTTATATTTGTAGAGCATTTCCTCATCGCTCATTTTCTGAGCCTGCGGACTTTCTCTCCACTCCTCAAAGTTGGAAATATAATTCCTCGCACCGTATGTATCAAATTCGTTTGCGCTGTGAACAATCGTATCAAGCTGACTGTCAGAAAATGTTATGCTGTCCGCATTAACCTGCTTGCCGTCATTTGTATTGAATATAAGTGTGTTTTCTTCATCACTGCGATTGATTTTAGCCGAGCACTCAAGGCTCTTTAGTGCAACCTTGACGGCCTTACCTGTTGAAGTATCTGTTGCGATAATGCCGTTTGGGTGCTTCTTGCCAAAAGCATATACACCGTACATTTTGCTGATAGCCTCTGTATTGGCTTTTTTGGTTGCGTCGATTGCAGTGCTTGCCTGTGCCTGTTCTGCATTCTGCTGTCCGTTCTGAGCCGTGTTCTGCTGTGTATGGTTCTGTTCGTTCTGAGCATTAACGGCCTGATTACTCTGCTCTTGTGTATTCTGCTTCTTAACCTGAGCTATTTTATTTATAAGCTCGGGATTTTTGGCAGTCTCTCTGTTGATAAGATACATAAGGTTGCCGACATCTCCGGCACTGATTTTTCCCTCGTTATCGGTTTCAACGAGTTTCTGCATTTTGTGAGCATAGTTGTATGCTCTATCGTTTTTGTCAGTTGCAAGACCTTGCCTAATGAGTAAATCAAGGTCAAAGTTTTCATCGGCCATAACAGCTTTACCGATTTGTGCGTTGCTCTCTTTGTTTTGTGCCATATCAATTTTTGCACCTGCAAGATTAATTCCCGCTGTAGCAAGGTTAAGCACACCACCGCTGATTGCACCTCCGGCAAAATCAAGTCCGACATTTTTCCAAAAGTCCCAGCTTGCGGCATTCTCCGCCTCAGCCTCATTCATTCCCTGTTCCATATAATTTTTCTTTGCAAGGTTGTATGAAGATAGGTCCTTGTTAATTGCGTCATCTGTCAATCTGTTTGCAAGGTCGGTAAAGGCCTCTTCCGAGCCTTCAGTAAATGCACCTTTAAGCACATTACCAACAGCCGCACGAAATGTGCTTTTTCCGCTGGCTCTAAACGCTGAGAGCTGTTCAAGAGATATTTTCTCAAACAAAGCTTCGGCAATACCTGATGCAATACCGGTCCTTACCGCATTGTCAATTGTACCGCCGTTTTTGATAACTTCATTAACACCGCTTACACCCGCAGAAGTACCAAGCAAAGTTAAACCCATTGCCGAACCACCGGGAATAAACTTATTCATAACCATATTGATAGTTGAATCAGCAATTCCCATACCTGCGGTATAGAGCAAAGAACCAAAATCATTGTCAATTTTTTCGGAAACTGATTGCCTTATTGCTTCACTTTTTGCTGTCTCGGTAGTGTCAGGATTTATATAACCGTCACCGCCGTTATATTTTTTATCAAGGTTAGCCGAAATGTATTGTATTGCATCGGGTACACCTCCGACAAATTTCTGACCTATGCTGTTTGCAGAAGCAATAACGGGATGTTTTTTAGCGTACATTTTTATACGGTCAAGGTTATCCTCTGCCTTTTGTTCTTCCTGTTCTCTTTCATACCATTTATACAAAGATTCGGTATTATAGCCTTTATCTTTAAGTTTTAAGAAATCTGCTTTGATTTTATTCCTTTCGCTCTCAGACAGTTTCTTGATGTAACTGTTATCAGTATTATCAGCTTCGTCAGCGTCTGAGGTATCTGTTTTTAAATACTCCTGCAAAGCATAATATTTCTGCAAAACAGTTTTTGCCTTGATGTCGTTATTAACAATATCGTCATACTCTTTTTTCTTCTGTTCAGAGAGTTTTGCGTTGTCGATTGCAGTTTTTAATTTTCCCTGTTCATCTTCAATTGCTTTAAGCCGGTTATATGCCTGTTCTTCATCTCTCTGATTCCACAAGCTGTTAGCTTCTTTATTAAGCTGATTATTATAATCTTCCAACTCCTTACTTGATGAGTTGTCATACATATGCTTGTTAAGCCAGTCAAGTTCTTCTGTTGTTGCGTGTATGCGTGCATTTTTCCTCTGTTCAAGCGTAGAGTTTTTGTATTTATCTGCATACTTCTGCTCTTTCTCTGCCTGTTCTGCAAGTTTTGCGTTTTCAGCTGCCGCAGTTTTAGCGTTCTGTCGGTTTATTTCCGCCTGCTTATTAACCCTGTCGGCAAGCTCGTCATATTCTTTCTGCATTTTCTCGGCTGTTTTGGTGTCACCTGTCGCAACCGCCGCATTATACATGTATGTAAGTCCTTTGACTCTATCATCCAAAGGCTTGTTCGGGTTTTTAATTGCTTCCCTAAAATTCTCTGCGGAACTGTTTGCCTTATTCAAATTTCCGTTTAAAAAGGATTTAATATCCGAGCCTGCACTTGAAGAAGTATTGTTACTGCTTTTTACAGAAATATCATTTGTCGCTGTTTTATTATTTGATGATGTCGAACTTGTGTCGTTTGGTAAATCGTGTTGATGCTGAAATACTTCCTGCTGAATCCATTCGTTATATGAAGCCACCTGCGTTTTTCCGTTTTCATCGGTTATATACCTCGGTGCTGATGTATGCTGAATATAATTATCCGAACGGTCAATACCGTTGTGATAAAAGTTTCCGCTGATTTTGCCTGCTTTAAAATCTCTTAAATCGTCGCCTGCGGTTCTTTTTCTTTGCTGTGCCATATATACAGTCCTCACTTTTTCTTCTTATTTATCGGTAGTTCGTTCCACTCTTTTTCCGATAAATATTTTGTTTTTCCGTTTTCGTCCGTAGTAACTCTTGAAGTTGACGTTTGAAAATAATCAGTGTTTTTACCGATACTCATTGAGTTCGGACCGCCGTAGTGGTCATCATTAAGCGTTCCACCGTTTTTGCTCATCCTGTCAAGCGTGCTTGTCAGGTCAGCCGTGCTGACATTGAGCTTATCGGCAATATAGTCCATTTCGTCAAGCGTGATGTAGCCGTTATAATAGCCCTGTGCAAGCTGACCGACCTTGTATTCATACTTAGCATTTTTAAGGTCATATGCATCTACGAACTTATCATATGCCGCTCTGTATCTGCGGTTATCCTCTTTCTCCTGTGCAGCTTTCTGTTCTTTTGCCAACTCTGTCTGAGCCTTAACATAAGCGTCATAAGCAGATTTATTTTTATCGTATTCAATCTTCTGAGCGTTTTCTCTTTCAGCCTGTGCATTTTGTGCAAGCTGATTGGCACTTACCGTGTCATACAAATAGCGTTGACTGTCTGCTGCTCTTGCTGATGAGAGATTATTTACTGCTCCGTTAAGTTTTGTGGAGTAAACATCATTGTTAGCGCTGTCAAGGTTGACATCTGCCTGTCTGTCGGTTGAGTACCTGCTTGCAAGAAGATTAAGATAGTTCTTGTAGTCTCCTACCGTGTCACGATTACGGCTGTAATCCGTACCCTCAAGCGTGTTATAGAGGTTAAGCACATTTGCGTTTTTCTCCTGCTTTGACTGATAATCCTGTTGTGCAAGTCCTCTAAATGTACTTTCTGCATCGCTTATATTGCCCATACGGTCATTGTAAACCTCGTCTGCGACTGTATCGGCATAGGTAGGATTGTAACCGCCTGAAAGCTGATTAGCTGTGTTACGGCTCGTATCTCGTGCCATAGCGGCATTCTGCGCAAATTCCTTGCGGTACTGCTGATATGCCTTGTCTTGCGTCGGATCATATTCAAATCCTCTGCCTGTCAGATAGTTGCTTATGGCGTCATCTAACTTACCGCTGTAAGTGCTTTTATAATTGTCAACCTGTCCTGTCGCTGTTGATTCTGCACCCGCAAGAGCGGTGGCACTCTGCTTAGTGTCACCGCTCACCGTCTGATTCGGTACTTCATTCATAAGGTCATTATAAATCTTTTCTTCACTGTTCACGCTCAATGTTCTCACCTCACTTTATTTTTACCTGACTGTTCAGATAATTGTAATAAGCATCCGACTGTCTGCGCTGGCTGTCAATACTTGACCTTGTGTCGGCACTCAATGTGTTGTGTTCATACTGTGCCTCGGCAAGACTTCTGATGTCTGAAAGATTACTCTGTGCCGCTGACATTTGTGTCTGCCAGTGAGCCAGTTCGTTTTGAAAGTTACTCATATTAAGGCCTTTGCTTGTGCCGTACTTATTTTCGTAGTAGTTCATAAAGTCGTAATCATCCGTTACGCTGTCCCTGTATCTCTGATATTGCGTGTTATCAAGGTTCTGCAATACACCGATTCTGTTCAGCGTATCTTCCTGCTGTTGCTGATAACTCTTGTAGGCTTCGTTTTTGAGTGTTGGTACCTTACTTGCAAGCTCGTCCATATACTCGCCGAATGCCTTTTGACCAGCCGCCTGTGAATATGTATTGCTGTAACCGCCTGTGTTGCCGGCATAACTTCCCTGCACATTCTCCTGTGTAACCTTGCCCTCACGGGTATATTTTTCTTTTGCTTGCTGATATTCCGTAGAATTTTCGGGTGTCCAGTCAAATTTATTTTTTTGATATTGATTTGCAAGCTCGTCAATTGTACCCTTGTACTTGCTCGTATATCCCTTATTGATTTTGTCGGTGTATGAGTTTGCGTAGTTGTCAGCCTGCTGACGAGCCTGTCTTGTGTCGTAGCTGTCAGCATATGTCGGAGCTGATGAGGCAACACGGTTATAGTTATTAACCGCATTGTCAACATCGCCCGTGCCGTAAACCTTGTATGTATAAGCCATTATTTTTCACTTCCTTTTTGTGACTGTCCGATTGCAGAAAGAAAATCATCTGTTATGTTGTCGCTGTCAATGTTGCTTAAAACAAAAGCTAACTGTTCGTACATATCGTTTAGATAGTTCCGCATCTCACCTATGTCATTCGTTGAGGGCGGTGGGTCAAGTTTAAATGTTGCCACGCTTATCACTTCCTCTACTGTGCTCAATGTCAATTCCGTATATTTCGACCTGTCCTGTTCCTACAAGTTTAAGGCGCAGATATTCAGCTCTGCGTAAAGCTACGGCGAATACTCTCGGCTTTTTCTCGCTGTACAGCATTTCCGATACTTTTCGCCATTCGCCGTTGTCCTTATACTGCACAAACAAGCTGACCTTTGCTCCTTTTTCGGCTTTAATGCCGATTCGAATTTTTCCGATATTTTTCACATTAAATTCGCCGTCGTAAAGGTCACCCGTTTCTGCGGACCACTCAAAGCAATCTTCCTGTTGATACTCATATTTCGTATTGTCAACAAGAAGATTGTCCGCTTTATCAGGACACATAATGTTTTCTTTTGTTTCATCAATCCAATACAGAACACCGTTGTATGTGGTGCAGTCAATCATCTTTGCGGCATCTTCCTTGTGCCACAAGCCTTTGTCGGTGTCATACACAAGAAGTTCATGTTCTCCGTCATCTCTTTCTGCGGAGATATAATACTTATTTTCATGCCGACCGCCGACTGCGTTCTTATAATTGTGTCCCCACAAAGATTCTTCGCTGATGAGTGCCGGCAAGCTACCGCTCTGATAAGCATACACACCGTTATGCCCAAGATAAAACAAGGTTGAGTTAATGTTCACAAGGCTTTTTTCGCTTCCAATCTCAACACCGGGAACATTGTATTCTGCAAGGGTAAAATTGCTCGGCTTTGTTCCATAGATTTTTAATGCGTAATTCTCCTTGAAAAATATAATGCTGTCGCCCCGTGTCGCAATCCCTGTAAACTTTCCTTCTTTACCGCATGTCATAGCCCAGCTGTCTGTACTGATTCCGTCACTGTATGCCTGCCAGTTGCGCTCATCACCTTGTTTACAACAATATATTTCGTTGTTTTCCGAAGAGCAACACCACAAACGGTTTTGCATTTCAACAATTTTCCCCTCATCAAAATCGGGAGAGATTCTTTCGACTGTGACTGTACCTGTGTACGGCACGCTTGATTCCAATTCGCACTTGATTACAAGCTCATTTTTTGAAACGTAATAAACCTTGAAAGTTTTCCCGTTAAGGTTTTCAATATAAGTTTTATCAACGTAGCTTTCGGCATCTGTGCTGACAAGAGAGTCAGTTAATCCGCTGATTTTAACAAAATCTCCAGCTTCAATATGCAATCCAATGTTTTTGGCTCTTATTGTCGTATAATTAAATTTTTGAGACAACTTTTTGAATTTCAAAAGCCTATTCTTTTTATAGGTACTGTCGCTCTTTTCAATTCCGACAACAGAATAAAAGTTGTTATAACTTTCAATTACCGTGCCTATCTTAATATCATTTAAGCTGAATATATCAACCATGTCTTTATTACTTGTCAACTGATATTTGGTGTCGGTTAAATCGTTGCTGGTATATAAAGTTACGCTCGGTCGATAATTCTTGTTCGCACTTGCGTCATAATGTGACCGTGTAATTGAACATAACAAATATGCGTAATCATATGTCAAGGCATCAAGTTGCAAATTACTCTTTGTTTCTACTCGTGTGCTCAAATCTTTGTTTTGGCAGTCAATCTTAGTCACCTTTTTGTTGCTAATATTGACCGAGAATTTCTCGGGGAATACTACAACCTTATTGCCGTATAAAACGATATGGTGCTGTTTGGCCGCATCAATCTCATCAATCTTTGTAACCTCTGCCCCGATATGCAGATTTTTGTCTGAGTCAATATAAATCAAACCTGAGTTAGCCGACAATAGATTCGAAATAATTTTGATTTTATCGTCCGAAGTAATTCGTGAGCGGTTTGCTCTCGGTGCAAGCTGTGGGTATTTATCAGAAGTCATATTTTTTAAATCTTTGAACTCTGTGTAAATACTGCTTGATGAGCTTGAAACTCTTGAAAATCCTGTGTTTGGACTTCTGTTTAATCCTCTGAACACACTGATACTCGTTGTGTCTCTCCTCGGTATTCTTAATTCGGGTAGCATATTGTCACCTCTTAACCAATGTGAAAGTTATACCTTTTCTTTTGCGGGTGCGTTCTGAACCAAAACGCTCCAAAATCCTGCCTCAGCTGATTATATACGCTCATATCAACGGAATATCTTTCAGCCTCTTCGTAGTCCCTGTCAATCTGTGCCGCACAATACACCTCGTACATCCTATCATATGGAGCAGGTGCAAGAAGTTCAAAGTCACGGTCCGTATCAATCTGATAGTTCCCGTATGTTCCAACTATGCAATTATCACCTTCGCGATTACTTATTACATTGCTGATGATTTCCATTTCTGCCTCATTAATATAACTTATAATGTCCTCATCGGACACATCATATCCGCTTTTAAGATTCCTCACTCTTTCAATCACCTTGTCAAGTGTCATATAATCACCTCTCTAATATCTGTGTACGCAAAAAGGCGGAAGCTACCGCCCCCGCCCTTCTGCGAATTTTGTGTAAGGAGTACAATTTATTCCTTGTTATTGAATTAGATTCTGCCCTCGGCAATTGCCTGCTGGGCAATCTCGGCAGCCTTATCCTGCACGCCCTGAGCAAATTCAGCCTGCTTAATTGAGTTGTCAATAATCTCCGCAACCTTGCGGGGAATGTTCGTCTTAACACCTCTCGGAACAGTGTACTGCACGCCGTTAATATTGACCTCAATATTCTTGTTTGACTTCATCGAACCTGTCGGAACGATGTACTCAACAAGTTCTTCACTTTCCTTGTTTGCCTTTTCAATCAGCTTTGCAAGTTCCTTGTCCTGCTTGATTTTTTCCGCCTTACGGTCTGTCGGCATACTCTTCTTGAGTTCTTGCAATTCGTCATACATTCCAAGGAGCTTATCAAGCTGAGATTTTTCAATTGTTACGGTATCGGCAGTAGTTTCCGCTGCCGATACTTCTGTATTTTCTGCCGTCTCTGCGGCTTTCTTTGTTGTTGCCATAGGTTATACCTCCCGATTATGCTACAGCCGGAGAAGCTGTCTGTGCTACTGTGTTGAGAGATGAGGCTGATTCGATACGAACCATTCTTGTCTGACCGATAATGCCGACGCCGTGAGTTGTTTTCCATCCCTGTGTTGCTCTCTGGTCGAGTGGGTCAGATGTACCGCCTGAGCCAAAGCCCTTAACGATTGTCTGAGTACCTTCGCCCTCAATCTCAACAGTAACATATGCGTCCTTACCGAACACAAGAGTTGAGTAAACATCAATTTTGTTTGCGCCTGCGCCCTTGAACACTTTCGCAAAGTTTGACTGTACAAACTTAACATTACCGATTGTACCGATTTCACCTTTGAAGATTCTGTCAGCGTGAGCATACTTAACTACGCTGATGAAATCCTTGTTGCTGATGATGTCATACTTAACATTCGGATGTACAACAGCGACATAGTTCTCTCCGATTGGCTCAGCGTTCTGGCACTCAAGGTAATTGAGCGCTCTGAAAATGGTGTCAATAGTGAGCTTACTGTTCGCCGTAACTGCCGCACGGCTTGCAACCTCTGTAACCGTACCGTCAGAGCCTACAGCCGGTGCATAGATTACGCTTGTACCGGCATTAAGAGCCTCACGGTCAATCTCTTCAATTGAGCGTCCTGCCTGTGAAGCAAGCTCCTCACTGTCCTTTGTCATCACATTATCACGGCTGCAGAAACTTGCCCAGTCGGTAATCGGTGTATAAGCGCCGTACTGATTGACCGCAATCTCAACATAGTAGAAACTCATCTTATTGCCGACAGGAGTAATGCCTTCCTGTAACGGTGTTGTTACTGTCGGGTACGGTGAAATACCTCTCTTATTGTAGATGTTGCCCGACTGTTTTGGAATTGTGTCATGCTCACCGAACTGACCGTGAACGCATTTCGCTGTCAGGTTCTTGAGGAACACTTTGTGATAATATGTAGCTTTTTCGGGTGTCCAGTCATTGCCCGAGGTTGATGTTGTGTTGCCGTAAGCATTGTAAACATAGCCGTTTGACTTGTTTACACCGCCTGCGTCAACCGTATTACCGTGGATATTGATAATAAGCTTAATAATCTTGCTTTTCATTGTCGTACCTTCCTTTCGGCAAGGCATTAGAGGTGTGCCTCGCCTCGTTTTACTTTTTCATAAAAAGCATCAAATTCAGCGTCAGACATATCGGCCACGCTCTTTCTCTGCGTGGTTGTACCGCTTTTCTTGACCGCATTTTCGGTTGGTCGTCTTGCACCACTCTGAATTGACTGTGCCGCCGCACTGATTGCGGCAGAGCTTGAACGCTTGACAAGGTCTTTCTGCAATTCATCAAAATGCGCCATTTTATAAGCAGTTGTCAAATCGTAAATTTCATCATTACGACCTGTCTTTTCGTTCTGTTCATTTTTCTGCTGAGCAATAAAGTCAAGAGAGGTTCTGAATGACGGATTCTGAAATTCCTCTTCAAGGTTGAAGTTTGGAAATTCCTTCTGCGTTTCCGCTGCAATTGTTCTCAAATGTGTGTCAAGCTCTCTTGCGGCTTTTTCTCTGCGGAGGGTTTCGAGTTCTTCTTCCTGTGCATTTGTTTTCTGCTGATTGAAGAAATCGTTGCGTGCCTCTTCTGTCGTTACTCCTGCGGCAAGAGCCTTTTCAGCAAACAAGTCCTTATCCTCTGATACGGCTTTGAGGAGACCGTCAAGGTCATCGGGCTGTACATTGTACTTGTTTGCAATAAGAGCGAAAATCTGATTGCCGGTGCTTTCTTTTTTCTGCATATCGGAAATCTGCTTGTTTTTGGTTGACAGTCTGTCCTTCACCAAAGACTGCGCTCTGTTCTGATACACATTTTTGAATTTACCTTTAATCAGCTTTTCAAACTCTTCTTCTAAGTTTTCTTCGCCGTCTGTGTCTGTGCTGTTGTTTTCGCCTTCTGTGTTGTTCTGATTCTGATTGCCGTTGCCGAAAGCCTTGTTATAATCGTCGATAAGGTCGTCACCTATGCCGATTCTCTCAGCTCTCTCTCTCGTTTCACGGCTTATGTTGTTGTTGTCGGTGCTTGTGGCAACACCGCTCTCACCGTTTTCGTCTCCGCCGTCAGCTGCGCCTGCTGAGTCGCCGTCATGCAGATTTACGATAAGATTTATAAATTTGTCGTTCATAAGAACCTCCGTCTCTCGTCTTTCCGAGGTGTCTGTCTCTCGTCTTTCCGAGGTGTCAGGCTTAATGCAGTTCCACTACTGCGACCTTATGTTTTAATTATATCAACCTTAATTTTTCAAAAAAAGTTAAAACTCTGTTGATTTTAAACTTTATTTCGGGTTGCCGTCATCAAAGTTTAAATCTATTTCATCGGGGAAATTTTTGGCATAGAGTTCAAATCCCGTCCATAGTGCTTTTATGCCGTGTCGGACTTCGGCATCTGAGCTGACAATATAAAACTCCGATTCCGTGTGACCGTTTTCATAGGTTTCATTGACTATCGTCACATTGTTTTCGTCCTGCATCTCGCGCACGTACTGCAAAAATGCAGAACATAAAGCACTCACGGCAACACACACATCATGTGAGCCGTGTCCTTTGCTTCCGAAATATATCAGATTTCCGCAGTCAATCAATGTTACTTCAATCACATTGTTGCCTCGCTTTCTGTCTGTGGCGGTGTCTGCTGTGCGTTCTGTGCGTTTTCGCTCGGCATAGCATTCTGCACATCTGCCGCTGTTCTGCTTGCGTTCATTGCCTCAAGCATCTGCACCTTGTTAGAAAGCTCCTGTACCGCCTGTGCCAAGGTCTGATTCTGCTTGATTTTCTCAATCAGTTTTTCTTTGCCCTCAAATGTCATGCCGTCAAGCATTACAAGCGTAGCGTCAGCCGCCTGCGGATTGAAAGCTCCCATTTGAAACAGATTCATCATCATTTCATTTTGAGCGGCAGTTGCAAACGGGCTTGCCTTTTGCGCCTTCACGTCAATATCGAAAATCGGCAGTCGTTCAAGTATGTTGCCGTCCTCATCTGTATAATTTACCGTCTGACCGTCTGTGTCTGTATATGTCAACGGCTGTTTTCTGAGGTCTGTGTTGTCAAACTCCTCGTAGGTTGTCTGATTGTTTTCGCCCGTGATTCTGAAAATTCTCGGCAAGTTATAGAACTGCCTCATCAGTTCAATTTCAAGCTGTGCAAGTTCCGTCATTGCTTCCTGTGCCAGCTTGTTTGAGTCACGGCTTACCTTTCCGCCTGCTTCCTGCAATGCCGCAATTGCCGAACCGCTTGTAACACCTGCCGCACTTGCTCCATTACTCGCGTCATTCGTAGCAGAAGTTTCTTTGATTTCATTAGAGAGCCTGTCGTACAAGCTCCATGCTCCTGAGGCAAGCTCCTTTGATTCGACGGGAGCAATGTTACCCTGCAACTGTCCGTTGACCTCAATTACCGTTTTGTCAAGGTCGGTCATATCATCATTGTTCACTCCGACAGCTGTATTTGAGTAAATTCTCGGCTGTGAATTGACTTTGATATTCACAAGCATATCGTGTTTAAGTTCATCAAGCTGATTTTGCGGTGCTCTGACTACATCCATAAATCCGAAGCCCACGGGAGTATCCCGCAGTCTGAACATCGGTTCAAGCACAAACGGATATTTTCCGTGGTTGTAAATCGGCTTGCCCTCGTTTTCCGAAGAGTAGAGAATGTGTTCACCGACGAATTTACAGAGGTGCAGTTCGCCGTTCTTTTTGTAGTACCAGTCAAGTAAGATGACTTTATCATTGGATTTATTACTGTTGTCGTAGGTTTCGTGTTCCACAAGTCCGAGAGATGCAGTCGAAACGCTTTCAAGCTCGGGATATACCTTTCTGATTCCTTCCTCGTCATAATATCGGGCAAAGAATACATTCGCACTGTCCTGTATGTTTTCAATGTGCGGTTCCCAAAAGAGATTCAAAATGTCAACTCGGCTGATAGCAATGTCACCAAGTCCGTTTTCCGCTGTCTTGTCCCATAACACGGCATAACAACCGCAACCGCCTACGAACTTATCAAGCTGTTCATCAGAGTAGGTCCTTATAAATCCGTTGCGTTTGTGTATGCACGGTATTACGCTGTTGAGTGTCTTTGCAGCCTGTTCATCGTCCTGTGCTCTCGGCAGACAAATGATTTCGGGGTAGTTATCCATAGCGTCAGCATGCTTGTTCATTATGACATTGAGTGCCTGAGCTCCTTTGCGTTTCGGTACAAGCACCTTTCGAGGCCTGCCGTTATCGTCAGTTTTAATCTGCGGTGCAGTCGCCTCTGTATAGAGCAGATTATATTCTTTAAATGCCTGCTTAAATCTTTCATCATACTGCTTTTTGCTGTTCTGATATTTGCGGAAGGTCTGCATGGCCTCGTGTATTTCGTCAAGTCCGATAGGCTTGCCGCTGCTCTCGTTCTCTTTTTCTGCCTGTTCGGCTGATTTCGGCTCTTCATCAGTCTTATTGCCTGCACCATAAACATTGCTCAGCTTTGATTTGTCAGAAGTCAGAGCTGGATATGTGCTTTTAACCGGCATAATCATACCATTTTCATCTCGTTTTACTTCGCTCATTTGGTAATCTCCTATCTGTAATATTGTGTCTGACTTATATTCAATGGGTCAAATGCCCTTGCATTTCTCAGTACAACTTCTTTTGGTGTAATAATCGAGGTCATAAAGCCGTATCGCTGTTCGTCATAAATATGATCTTCGCCCTCGGTGTCAATATCTTCGATGTCAATCTGTGAATATACGAGGTTCGGAATTGTTCTGATGAAGTTAGTGCAGGTGTTAAAACACTGAAACATCGGATAGCCTTCCTCATCAAACGCGAGCCGTGAATGAAACTGCATTTTTCCGGCAATTCTCGCATTGTCGCCCTTGTTCCAAAACACACCCAACTGTGCATGCGTTGCGGCTTGACTTTTTCCGCTGCCCTGCTCTGCAAAAATTGCAGGGTCGGCAACTCCGTATATTTGACGGCCCTTAATCTGAGGGTCATTATTTTCAATTGCAAGGATTTCCTGTGCCACTTTTTCGATTGGCCAGCGTACACCTGTATTCGGCTGATTCTTCTTACAGCCGTATAATTCTCTGATTCTGTAAAATCTGCCGTCTTGGTCAACTGCAGTCCAACCGACTGAAAACGGTCTTGTATAGCCCCAGTCGTATGATCTGATAATTCGCCAACTTTGCGGAATTTTGAATGGTTCAATCACATGAGTCCACCGTCTGTCCTTGTAATGCTCTCGGTTATCTATCCACTCGGTAAACACCTGTCCCTCAAAACTATCCCACGAGCCGTATAGCAAGGCATTACGCTCCGCCTCGGGTAATTGTGCCAGTCGCTTGACATAATCGGGGTCATTATTCATCAAGGCGTTGTTATCGAACACGCTCGCAGTAATAAAGACTTTACTGCTCCAATAGTTTTTGGTCGTGCCGTCAGGCATAATTACTTTGTCGCTGAGCCATATAGTTTCGCCCGGAGTTCCGGCAGTCACAAAATACTGTTTCACCCAGCCGTGGCCTACTCCGCCGGGGTTGGCAGTTGACCGCATATACACCTTCGTTGCCTTGCAGTTACCACGATTTCGGGATTTAAGGTAGCTGTATTCATCAAATGTAAACTGCGTTAATTCGTCAAAGCCGATGAAATCGTATTGCTGACCTTGGTATTTATATTTTTCATTCGTGCGGAATAAAGAGCCGAGCTTAATTTGTGCATCGCTTGAAAAGGTCCACACTCTCGTTGTTGCGTTGTATCTTGCCCCTCTGTCAATTGACGGATAAATCGCCCGTGTTTGGTCAATAATTCGCGCAAGGTCAGGCACAGCCCTACGGAGTATCAGCCCTCTGTATTCAGGTATATTCACCTGTCGAGCCGCCTCAACTACAAGATAATCGGTCTTACCTCCGCCGGCAGCACCGCCGTATAACATCTCATCTTCGCCACGGCTCAACGCAATTCTCTGCTTTGGCTGAGGAGTCCATATGACTTTTTTACTCAACGCTTTCACCGTCCTGCTCGTCATCTTCGGGAGGTTGCATTACTTCCTGCATCGGGATTTCAATAATGCCGAGAGCGTTCTCTTCGTCCTGTTCCGTCGTATAATCTGCGAGTATGTCACGAACATTGAGCAGACTCTTTGAAATCTCCGCTGCTCGCTTTGTATTTACAAGTGTTTTTCGCTTTGCATAATCGTAGCTGTATTCTTCTTCCGCTGTGGCGGTTTTCTCATCTTCGCTTTTTTCGGCTTTAACCGTTACTTTCTTCTTGATGAGCTCCTCGTCCTTGTCAAGCTCATTAACAGCTCTGTTCAACTTTGTGATAAGTTTTGAGGCAACGGCCACAACTCTGTCAATCTCTCTGACGGTTTTCTTCACTTTCTCTGTGTTGATTTTCTCTGCTATTTTGTTTGCGGTTTCACTCTGATTCTGCCGCCTCAGCTCCTGCCAGCGTTCTTTCCCCGACCTTTTTCGGATTGCATACACGCTCACTCCGTGCTTTTCGGCAAGTTTTGAAGCGGACATTGTGCCGCTGATATATTCAGCTTTAATTTGCACCCAGTCAATCACTTTTTGCTCATTTAATTCTGTCTGCTGTCCTTTCAAGTCTTTTTTTTGACTCATAAACTCACCGCCTTTTTGTACATGTTTCGTGTCTTAATTTTAGCTTTTTTCTTTCACGCAAAAAAGTTAAAACTTTAATACCAAATTTGTACACTTTTTTTCGTGCCTAATATTGGTATGCAAAAACACGGTTTCACCGAAAGGCAAAACCGTGACAGAAGTAAAATTTTTGAATTGATTTAAAATTTTTGCATATTATGTTTTTAAAAGATTGATGTTTTACAAATCTTTGCTGATCGTCTGAGCAAGCGGACAGCCCCTCCAACAATAGCTCCCGCAAAAATCGTTGAAGTGATTTTCCTTGTCTTGCGGCGAATCAAAAAACAGCGTTGTGCTCTTACTTTTGAGAACTGCCCCGAAACAGCAAATCTTACTTTGGCTATCGTAAGAATAGAACGGACATTTGGCTTTGTTTTCTTTCAAATTTATCTCTCCTTTGATTTTTAGTCTATTCCGCTGCATACTTCATTTTTGTGCAACCCCAAAAGACCGTACATCGCACGGTCTGAATTTACCATTATTTACCATTTCCGCCTCTGCGTAATCGGCAAAAAACAAAAATACCATTTTGCACCGCCGATATCCGAGTAGTTCATTGAGTAATCGTCCTCAATGAGATAATGACCTTCGGGCGCTTCAATCATTTCTCCACGTTCGAGCGCTCTGATTTCTTTTCTTTTTGCCTTTCTTGTAACTGATTCGGGCTTTTTCAGGTTTTTCCTGCTTGTCATCATTCTTTTCTGAGCGGCATCTACATCTTCTTTGCCTGTCAGGTCTTTTGTTATGTAATTAGCTAACTTCTTAAAATTCTCGTTTTTGTACAGCGGTGTAAAATTCTGACCACTTTCATACGGCCATTGTTCAAATAACAGTTCTCGGTCCTCTTTGCTAATGATGATATGTATGTGCCAATTTTTACCGCTTTTTCCGCATTCGATAAAGCCTATGTATTTAAGTCTGCCCTTGCCCTGCTTTTTTAGTCTGTAATTGATTCGGCCAAGCCACCTACCCACCTCGGCACGAAATTCTTTTTCGCTTTCATATGTTCCGTACGGCGCTGAAAAACGGCAGAAAAAATCACCGCTTGAAAAATTTGCATTGATAAGCCTTTGAATATGCTTTACAGCTCGGAGCTTGTTAGCCTTTCTCATCTTGGCAGGACTTAAAGAATTATTTGATTTTCTGCCGCCGTAGTTTTTTCCGATTTTTCGGATTGATTGATAGTATTCGACCTCAATCATTTCTCCGCTTTTGATTTTTCTCTTATATGTGTACATACGCTTAACCTTTTATTATAGTATATTATTCTCGTTTTCCCGACTTAATTAATCATTTGAGCAAGGGGGTTAAGGAGCATTTCAGCTCCTTGTTTTATGACTAATTATTATTCTATTTTGGAATTTTAACGCTGATAGATATAACTAAGCAGTAGCCCATCTGACCATTGAGCTACTGCTTTTTTGCAAACCTTGCTACTCTGCAATTGTGTGTTCTTATTTTATTGCAATATGTTGAGCCGTTGCCTCGGCTCTTTTTGTAACAGCTAAAATCAAAAAAAGAAGTCATTGCTTTTTGATTTTAGTTTTTGAATACGAAAACTGTGAATTTTGTTTGATTTCTTGATTTTAGATTGGATTTCGCATGTAGCAAGGGAGTTGCCTTGATTATTCTTCTGCCGGATCTGACGCTCTTACTGTGTCAGCCGTCTCATCGGGCTGAGATTCAGCCTTCTTAATAGGCTCATACACCGAGAGCTTACCTGCCATAAGAGCGTTGACCTCAGCCAGTTTTATGATATTTTCGTTAAGCACTCGGTTGTACTTCATTTCTTCCTCTCTTGTACACAAGAGATTTCCCATGTTGTCCTCGAGCATCTGATTTTCTGCTCTTAATCTTCTGTTTTCTTCCCTGAGCTTTTTGCAGCCTTTTTCAGCTCTGAATAATTTAAGCTGAAGATAATCAGTCTGCATAAGCACTGTTGCAAAACACTTAAGTGAACGCTCGTGTGCGGATTCTTTTAAGTTCTCAATCTGAGATTTTAAAAATTCTTTATCTTCTCGTCTCATATGTAGTCACCTTTCATTTTTAATAAAACAGCTGCAAGGATAATCCCTGCTTCTGCTGGCACAAAACTTGTACCCTCGGCATTCCTTACAAGAGCGGCAGGTCAATGTCTCTGCCGGTGCCGGCTTGTCCTGTATTTCCGCTGCAACCGGTTTTTTGTTTTCACTCATTTTGTAAGACCTCCCTCATAGTCGTGTAATCCAAGTCTTTTAATTTTTCCTGCGGCTATCTGCGCAACAAACTGGCCATAGCTGTAACTTGTGCCGTGCTTTGCGTTGTAATCGGCACAGTAAAGACACATCCTGTCTATTCGGTCGAGTTTCTTCTTGCGACCTCGTTTCTTTTTTTCTTCACTCATTTATTTCACCTAATTTCAAATACTTTAATATTTTTTCGCTTGCCTCGTCGCAACCATAACATACAGCGACAGCGTAGCCTTGTTCATTAAGGTTTTTAAGCCATTCGGTTTGTTTTTCAGTCGGCTTATTCTTACCGTATTTTAGTTCGATGAACAGACCATGATAACCTCCACGGCTAACAGGTAAAAACAAATCCGGTACACCTGCCTTTACCCCTTGCTTTTTAAGGTTGGCCGCTTCGAGCTTATTCCTGCTCCCACCGTTCGGAATGTGGAACATCAAATCAATTTCAGGATGCTTTGCCCGGATGAAGGTCGTCCACTGAAATAACTTCCGCTGTTGGTCAGCTTCATACTGCTTCATCGGCAGATCATCCTTTCTTGCCTTTCAAAATCATATCGCTTTCACTTGCTTTTTCGGCAGTCATATCCTGTACGGCTCTTTCGGCTTGATAGCAATATGTTCTTCTGTTCCACAGTTTCGGGGCATTTTCGGGAGTGTCAAATATTGTAAACAAAGTTTTACTTCTGTCATTGCCTTTGTCATTGTCTTTCTCCTCAAGTAACAGCCGGCACATTTTAACAATTTGGTCTTTTAGCTCCATATTTCCGGTTGCAAGCATTTCTAATCTCAGCATGTGAGATTCTATGTAGGGTGTGGTTGGATCATCAATAGGATTAGGTGCATAAGCTCCTTTCTCCATAATCTTACATTGAGCACAAAATTTTTGGTTGTTTTTTTCAGGAAAGAACTTTTGGCACAATTTAATTATTGTGTCGTATAAAACTGCGTTTTCGTCTGAAATCACATTGATTTCACGGCTCAATGATACAAGCATAGAATGACGAGTAGATTGAGTAATGTACCCTGTATTATCTTCCTCTTTTTTTGCCATTATTTTTTCACCTCTTAAAAATCATCTCAGACATCTGCACCTGTCTGAGATATTTGTAAAATGGTAATATTCAGAAAAGTAGGTATAGGTATAAAATGAGATATATAATCTCACAAGTGCAGTTGTGTGATTAACTTATTTAGTTTGTTTCACCGGTGGTAAAAATCGGATGTGTGCCGTCACGGAGCTGAATCTCTTCGTCACTCATCACATAGCCGAGCTTGACGAGTAGATTATAAAATCTGTTTAGCTCGGGGCTGATATTTCTTTGAATACCCTCGTCATATGTAACATTAATATATTTTGTGTTGTAAAGATCTTCAAAAAACGCATATGCCGCTGCCATTAACATTTTTCCGGTGTCTTTCATGCAATCATCAAGATTTATGCATTCGTAGTTTTCGTGTTTGAGACCACTTAGGAAATAAAAACTTCTGTCATCGTATTCTCTGCACTCCGACATCGAATACAATATGTAATTGATTAATTCCTGTTTTTTGGCATCATCGTTAAAGTTGCCTTCGAGCATAAAGCTTTCTCTGAGAGCTTTGCAACGCTGATTGATTTCTTTAGCCTGTGCTTCAAGTTCATCGAACTTTTGCCTTTTAGCATTCCTATTTTTATTTTCTGCGTCAGCATTTTCAATTTGTTCTTTTGTTTTCTGAATATAGATAGTTACATAAATTCCGTATGTTGTGAAGAAAAAATATCTCTTCCTATCGTCATCGAAGGACTCTTTTAATAATTGTGCTGTTCCAATCGTGCCTACATATTCGCAGTTTTCTGGGATATCGTTACGGCTTTCACACTTCGTCATACCGTTATCAAGGCAGATTTTTTCAAGCTCTGCTCTTTCTTCGTCATCTTTCTGCTTTCGCACGGCTGAATAAAGTCGATTATCAAAGTTATTAGTGCCGATTGATTTAAGCAATTCATTCCTTACATCAATATCCTTAATCTGATTCAGCCTGTCATAATCCTGCAATGTAGGCTGTCGGATTTGGCTCTCTTTGAAAGCGTCTTCGTCAAGCTCACAGAGTTTTACTCTCCGTCTGATTTTGCTTTCGGAAAAGCCTGTTTTTTTGGCAACCTCTGCGACCGTATCACCGAGGTCGAGTAACAGCTGACAGCCCTTTGCTTCTTCATATACGGTTAAGTCTGACCGCTGCATATTTTCGGTCAACATTGTAGATAACTGTTCCTTTTCAGTCATCTCAACAACAGCGCACGGCAGTTCAGTTAATCCTGCCTGCTTTGCCGCTGCAAGCCTGCGGTGTCCGATGATAACAGTAAACTCCGTCCAATCGTCATTCATCGGCACAACCGTGAGGTTTTGGAGAATGCCGTTCGCCTTAATGCTGTCAGCAAGCTCATCAATATCCCCGAGAACCTTACGAGGGTTGTCGGGGTGCGGATGAAGTTTGTCAATTGCAATCGTAGTCAATGTCGGTTTTCTTTCCATTACTTTTCACGCTCCTTTTTTTCGGCAATAACATGCAAGCCTTTGAAACAATCATCACATAGATGTATTTTTATTTTTCTCTTGCATTCAAAAGGAATTGCAATCCCGATAAGGCCAAGGCAATCAGCATCAAACCCTAAATAGAATTCCCTCATGTTAACTGTGTACGGATCTGTGATAACTTTGTTACAACTATCACACTTATAGACTTTCATTTTCATTTACTTCCATTCTCCTTACAATCAAATAGCCGATACTCCAACACACTCAAAACCCTGTGTCAGATTTTCTGCTTTGAGCCTTTCATTTTCGGCTCTGAGTTCGTTGTTCTCTGCTTTGAGTCGGTCAATAATGTCAAGCTGTACATTTGTGATTTCGTCGGCAATTACATTGCGGTTGTTGAGGTGCTTAATATCAAGCTCCTTTTTAGCCGACTCTCTCTTGATTTCGCTTTTGCTCTTCCAGTTTTTGAAAATCATTTTCATTGTTCTCCTTTACAATTTTTTCGGCTCTCACACCGTAATGTTTCTTCATTGATTCAAGCTCGCCCTTTGCGTTACCGTCCTTAACTGGCAACTGCTGTCTTGCCTTTGTCGGATAGTCATCGCTTGTCAGCTGCTCCCACATCTCTCTGCGGTTGTCTTTAAGGCAAGTGTTGAGATATGAAATAACCGTCTGCTCAAACGGTACCTTGCTTCCAAACCGTTTTATAAGCTCATCAACAATCTTGCTCATATGCCGCCTTGCGTAATCTTTAGGCTTTTTGTATGCTCTGACCGAGTTCCACAGCTTTATATGTACATTTTCATGTGTCAGCTCATCAATTGCCTTTGCTTGTAATTCGCACAGTTTAACGAGGTCAACCTCATCTTTACCGTATTCCTTGCAGACTTCCGAAAGAGTTACACTTGCACTCCTCACGGAGTCAATCTGCTGTTCCTGTTGGACCAGCAAATGTTCTGTCTTGAGCTTCAGTTCACGATACTCCTGAAAGAATTTTAATTTATATGCGGCAGTGTACTTCTCTGATAACAAACCGACCTTGCACATACTGTATGCGTTGGCAAGCTCCAGCACCAACAAACGGTCAAACAATTTCAAAGACACGACTTCAAGATGATTAACCTCTCCGTCAATCCACCTTTTTGCCATGTCATTTAGTTCGTCAAGTGTTTTGTCATTCATTCATCACACACCACCCTTGCCTTGAAAAGGTTCTGAATAGGTATGCCAAATTTGTTGGCAAGCCTTGACAACTCTTCCACCGTAAAAGTACCCGGATCTTTAATTCTTTTTCTGTAGGTTCCCTCAGAGCAATGTGCCACAAGAGCCTGTCCTTCACGGTCAATACTTCTGATTTCTGCCTCATACTGTATATTGGCAATCAACTGTCTTTTCATTTGGTCCTCGGGCTTGGCTAATTTTCTTGGCATTTTCTTCTCACCCTTTCGTTATTTATTCCTGTAATCTGGTATCGACTTTTGCTTTAGTAGCTTTCATAAACTTGCGAAAAAATTTCACTCGGATGATATGCAGGCATCAGATTTATTCTGTTCGGACAATTCTCATCGGGGTCTGCAACACCTTCTTCAATTTCAAGCAAAACTTTTTCAGCACCATCTCGTTTGATTTCGTTAAGCTGACCGATTAGGTCATCAATTCTTACTGTAATTCGGCTCACTTTCTCACCTCGAGCACACAACGAAAATCCTTGTCTGCATCAAGGTCAACATGCGCAGGGATTTTGTGCCTTGGGTTACCCTCTACAATAGACAAATGCACCGTTTCGTGTCCGCTTGCCTTGATTTCTTCAAGTTTACTGATTAAGGTATCAATTTTTACTTTAATCATCTTCATTGCTATCACCCCCGTTGTCAAACATTCCGAGTTTGTCGCCCAATGCAATAATAGCTTCAACAACCATTGCTAACTCGTTGCCTTTAATATCGCACATACGATAGCTGACCTTGATAGTTTCTTCTTCGTTGTCGATTTCATCAAAACCAACAACTACACCTTTATTTAAGGTTTCTATTTCGCCGTTATCGTAATTAATAACAATACTCGTGATGTTACGATTATCCATTCTCTCTCCCCCTTGTCAGTCTTTGCATTCAAATACACAGCCGTAGTCGCTGAGCATAATGCGAGCCGGAATGCCTTCCTCGGCTTCTTCAATTGTGAGGTCAGCACATTCGTAGCCGTCCTTCTGCAACATCTGAAGCTCTTTGATGAGGTCTTTAATCCTCACTCTGATTTCATTCATAATAATGATTCTCCCTACTTTTATTTTCCCTGTAATGTGGTATCGGTTCTGTCTTGACCGTTATGTTATAATCAGAACGAAAGAAGGTTTGATTATGAACACAAAATATAAAGCTACTGCACAGCTGTCATCAGACAGCTATAACAAATTTACTGCTCAGACATTGTCTGAGATTTATAATCTTTTAAAAGACTGCATTCCTTTTGATTTTTGCAAATGTACCTTTACATACTGTTCCGATAACACAACCGTTTCGGCGGATATAAATGACATTCCTAAAAATCTTAATGTAAAAACCTTTGAATTTTTCGTATTTGATTTTTCACAGAATGATGATTATATTACCGCCTCATTCACTCCCGATAACATTTCCGTCACCGTATGCCTGCCTATTGATTTCAAAAGCAGTAAAGCACTTGCTGAAAACATTCTCAAACGCTTACAGAAAGATTTCTTTAACTACTATGATTCCGTATCCGACAGTCGTACCGATGCAAATTCCCGCAATAAGAAGCCGTGGTATAAGAAACCGTCTTTCTGGAAAATCATCGGAACTATCGTTGAGATTGTTGCAATGATTATTGGAACGATCTTCACATACTTCATTAAAGGTTAGTACCGCCTCTATAGTTTTGGAAACTGCGAGAATAATCATAAGTATCAATATGATAATGTCGCCCATTCCTCTCACCCCCTTGTGGTTATTTCCCTGTAATGTGGTATCGGTTTAAAATAATTTGACATTATACAAAAATATTTGTATAATGAAATTAGCCTATTTTTGGGCAAAAGGAAGGAGTTGGTTATTTTGACCAAACTTTTGACTTTGCCGGTTCCTGTTAAATGCGAATGCTAAGGCTATCACAGCGGAGCCAAACCGCTTAAGTGACGCAGTAAATCAAGAAATCGGTAGTCCTTTTGCTGATGTCAGATGTTGAGACGAAGTTCACTGGTTCCTCACCAGTTAAAAAAGCGAGAGAAACCTTTGTACTCACTTCTGACTGCAATTTACACAGGTAAAAAAATTGGGAACAAGTACCGATGAAAGGACCGTCGGTGCTTGTTTTTTTATGTCAAAAACAACTCTGCCCTTTTGCTCAGGTCTGCTATATCAAGACATTCACAAACTTTTTTTGCTTCTCTTAAAGTAAATTCGGACTTACCCGTTATTTTAGATGAAAGAGAGTTGGGTGATATGTCAAGTTCTTCTGCAAGTCTTACCTGTGTGTAGCCTGCATTTTTTATTAACTCTTTGAGTTTCTTAGAATTGATTTCCTCACCCCCTTGCAGTTATTTCCCTGTAATGTGGTATCGGTTCTTTACGCTGTTTACTTAACTTGTATTTCATCTCGACTCGTGATATTATTTATAATCAGAGAGGAGGTGAGTTTATTATGCGTAATTATTCAATTGATGAATTGGCAAATAAAGTCGCTAAAGATGTTTTAGTGGCTATTGCTCCAAACTTAAGCATTTCAATTAACGAAAAGGGCGGAAAGCAGGTAGCTGAATTCTATTCTGCACTATTCAACGGTATTGCCGACACCCTCGGTAATTCTTATTTGGATGTTAAGAATTCTGAACGGTAATAAATTCTCTTAAAGCTCTTACGACCTCGGGCAGAACTTCCACTTCTGCCTTTGAAGGTCGTTCTTTTTTTGTAACTCTTTCAATAAAATTCACAAGGCTTTTTACAACCTTAATTCTGTCAGCATTTTCTAACATTCCTCTCACCCCCCTTGCAGTTATTTTCCTGTAATGTGGTATCGGTTCTTATGCGGTTTTCTGTGAACAGAAAAGATATTCCATTCTCATGTTACGGAAGAAAGTATCTCTGATTTTAAATGCTTCAGGAATAGTAAAATCAGTTATCTCATCTAACTTATTGTCAACAGTTCTCAGAGAACAACCTAAGAGATTCATGATATCTTCCTTGCTAACTCCAGTTCTTGCCATTTCAGCTTTGAGATTTTTCATTACTTTCACCTCCTTAAATTGCCGATATAAGCAACTTCTGTCATTATAATATATCCGATATCCGCAATTGTCAATACCTTTTTTGAAATTTGTTTCCGAAGTCGGCAATTTTTTATTGACTTATAGATTTGAAGGTGGTATTATTCAGTTGTGAGGTGAAAAAAATGTGGCTTGAATCGCTAAAAAAAATGAAAAAAATTTCTGGGAAAACATCAAAACAGATTTCAGAAGAAACCGGAATTTCAAAAAGCACAATTGATAAATTGTTTGCCGGTCAAACAAAAGAACCTTTTCTGACCAGTACAAAAGCTATAGTACATAGTATGGGTTTTACTCTTGATGATTTATATGACTTGAGTAACAGTCAAAGCTACACGCAAGTTGAAAGTAAACTGATTTCCAACTATCGCCTTCTGAATGACAGCGGAAAAGAAAAATTGCTTGAATATTCAGAAGATTTAATCGGCAACGCAAAATACACAACTCCCGATTTTTCAGACATAAAAGAAAAACACGCCTGATTTCAAGCGTGTAGGAAATATTATTTATATTGAATTTTGAATACTATAAAACAAGGAGGATTCCGTATGTCAGCAAAAGAAAAAATTATTAACCTTATAAACGACTTTTCAGAAGAACAGCTTGAAGAACTGCTCACTATGTTGCAAAGTTTAAGACATATCGTAGATGACGCAGAAGATGACGCTTACTGCCAGAAACTCTATGACGAATACAAGAATAACCCGTCTGACTCAAGCGAAAATGTCAGCCTTGAAGATTTTGCCAATGAGTTGGGGATAAATCTGTGATGAAGTATAAAATTGAACTGAACAAAAAGGCTCAGAAGTTTATTAAATCTCAGCCCCGTAATCAACAAGAACGGATTTTGAAAGCTGTTTCAAAACTTCCTGACGGTGATGTAAAAGCCTTGTCAGGAAACAGCAACGCTTACCGTCTGCGTGTCGGCAATTATCGTGTTATCTATGAAATCAATAACGATATTCTTCTTATAACAATTGTTGATGTCGGCAACCGTGGTCAAGTCTACAAGAGAATGTAAATATTAGAGTTCAAAAAAAGAAATACATGAAAAACATATAACTCAACTATATGGTACTATGGCAAGCTATTGCATTGAGCACAATTGCCCTAAAGAAAATGTTAAGGGAGTTTTAATAACAAATATTCAACTATCTCCTATGGCTAAGAAAATGGCAAAATACTTAGGTATAAAATTCAAAGAAAATATTGAAGTTGATGATTACCCATGTATAAAATGTAATATTGGTCGTGATATGTATGGTGAAACAAAAATATATCATTTGCCTTTCGACCAACAATATGATTCTACTAAAATTAGCAAGAAAGGGGAATTCTACGCAATGACGGTGGCTGAAGCAGAAGAAGCAGGATTTAGACGAGCCTTTAAATGGTTTGGTAATTAAAAAATCCCCGTACTGCTGGAACAGTACGAGGAAAATTGAAAGGGCGTCGGCATTTTTACTTGGTGGAACAAGAGCCGATACCAAATCACAGGAGATGATATTATGGCAAAAGCCAAAAAACTGAAATCGGGCAACTATCGTGTTTTAGTACCTGACTACAAAGACGAAAACGGTAAATGGCATTATAAATCGTTTACCGCCAAAACGAAAAAAGAAGCCGAGTATATGGCAATGGAGTTCAGCCACAACAGACAGAGAAGTTCGGCAAGTTATGACGACCTCACGCTTAAAGAGGCATATGAAAGATACATAGGTATCAAGCGAGGCGTGTCAAGTCCGTCAACAATTAGGGGTTATGAGCAATACCAAAATAAATATTTGCAATTGCTTATGCCGATGAAGCTGAGGAACATCACCGCCGAACTTGTTCAAGCTTCCGTAAGCGAGCTTGCAGTTACACATTCTCCTAAGAGTGTTAGAAATATATACGGATTGTTTCACTCCGTAATGAGTGTGTATTATCGTCAATTGGATTTATCCAAAATCAGACTTCCGCAAAAACAAAAAGTTGAAGTTGCCGTGCCGACAACAGAACAAATCAACACATTGCTTGACTTCTGCGATGATTATGTTAGAGTTCCCGTGTTGCTCGCAAGTCACGGATCTTTACGCCGTTCTGAGATATCTGCCCTATCTCCTGACGATTTTACAGACTTCGGAGTTATAATCAACAAGTCACTTGTTCAGGATTCGGGCAAAAACTGGATTTTGAAAAAAACTCCAAAGAGCTTTGCCGGCAACCGTGTTGTCCCACTCGACAGAGAACTGATACAAGAATGTCTTAAATGGAATCACTTCGGTATCAATCCGGGCATCATTGACGACCATTTCAAAAAGTGCCGAAAAAATTCCGAATTACCGTATTTCAAATTTCATTCATTGCGCCATTATTTTGCTTCCGAACTGCACGCTCAAGGAATCCCCGACAAATACATAGCCGAGATAGGCGGCTGGGAGAATGTTGAAACTCTCCAACGAATTTACCAGCACACTCTCAAAGACCACGCAGATGAACTCACAAAGAAAATTTTAAATGTTTTCGCCTACTCAAATTCCAAAAATAAATCCGACTGCAATTCAAAATCAGAAAAGCCAGCGTAATTTATTCATTTCGTGTTGGATTTCGTGTTGGATTTTAAAGCAAAAAATCAATTTTTAAAGCAAAAAATCAAGTTTTAACGCAAAAAAATGTTTTTCAAAAACCAGCAAATAAGCCGATAAATACTGAATAAGGCTTGTTTGCTGGCTTTTTTGTTTGGCTGAGCCGGCGGGATTCGAACCCACTATTTTAATCTTATTATGCCGATAAATACTGACTTTTATTTTCAATGTGTTGGATTTCGTGTTGGATTTGGATTAAGCGCACAAGCTTCTGAAAGTGTTGCCGCCTGCGATACCGTCATCATTCAAACAGTGAGTCCGCTGATATGTTTCAACTGCGGAATTTGTGCCAACACCGTAAATACCGTCAAAGCCGTTTGTGTCATACCCTTTACAGATGAGCAAGCCCTGCAAAACTTTGGTAAGATTACCCCTACAACCGTATGAGAGTACAACAATAGCATTATGTGTTCCTACTCCGTAAATACCGTCAACAACAAGGTTCATGCCGAACTGGCGATTGAGCTCTTCTTGAAGCTTCATTATCAATTTTTTCTTTGTGTCAGGGCCATAGATACCGTCAACCGTTGTGCCTACCCAAGCCTGCACAGCTTTAATGCCAGAGTATGTAGTGGTTGTAATCGTTGTTGACGAACTACCTTTATAGTTAGCATTAAATATAATGTCGGTATCAACATTTCCGTTAATGCCGTTAATTTTACCGCTGTCAGAACATTGCCAAATGTCGCAAGTACGACACGGAGAGTCTGTTTTCCATTGTGCGAGCCAAATTGCATATTGCTTTTTAAGTTTTTCGTAATTGAGATAACTTGCAAACCAGCTTGCACTTGCATAAACGCCAGCAGAATAACCGTGAACTTTGATGCACTCACAAAATGCTACTGCCATTGCTGTTAAGGTATCTTTACCGAGTTTGGTTTGTGATGCAAGTTCAAGGTCATAAAACACCGGTAAATCAAGTTTTCTGGCATTCAGGCAATATAGGCAAGCACTTGCTTCCTTTTTCGCCTCGGCAACGCTGTACGCATAGCTGAACCAATATACACCGACTTTCAGCCCTGCGGCTTTTGCTTTCCTATAATGCTCTTCAAACTCTGCGTCCTTTTGGTAAGTTTCACGGCCAAAGCCGGCACGAATAATAACCGTGTCTATACCGTCAGCCTTGACTTTGTTATAATCAACATTTGTTTGGCAGAAACTTACATCAACAGCAGTTACTTTGTTCATTGTTATTCCCCTCTTTCGTAAAGCTGTTTTGCAAGGACATAACCTTCAAGCTCCCACAATTTGTTTTCAATTCTTTCCATACAGATTTTTGTACCGATTTTTTCATCATAGTTTGCAGGGGAAACTGCTCCGCTTGATTCAGTTAAGACAAATCCGTTTGGCAGTTTGCAACTTACAACGGTTACCTTGTCGTAAACTGTTTCGACCTTAATTTCTGATTTTTCGAGCAATTCGTCAATCTGTCGCTTTGTAACGGTATTTTTCATAACTATTCCTCGCTTTCGTCTGTTTTGTTATATTTATAAGCTGACAAGCCGAGCAGAGCGCCTAAGAAGGTGTCAACGGCTGTGATAGTGCCTACAATCTGTTCGCCGTATGGCAAGCCCCAAATACCTGCTACGGCAAAGTAAAGTGTACCGATTGCGGGCAGTACGATGAGTGCGATGTATTTAAGTACATCATAGATTTTGTTTGTCATTTTCATTATTATCATCCTTTCAATATTTTTTTAAAAAGAGTTAAAACTCTTTTAATCATTTAAAATTTCCTGTACGTGCGTCCTGATTTTTTCGGGCACATCGTCAATAGTTTTTAAGCCTTTACGGATTAATTCTGCGTAAATTTTTGCCATTTTTACATCATCCCTTCGTATATTTCGCATAGTGCAAGCTGAGTGTCGGTAAGCTGTGATTCGAGCGTTGTGTTTCTCTCATCAATCAGCTTAATGTACTCGTCTTTTGTGTAGCGCACCTGATTAAATTCATACTCGGTATAACTTCCATTTTCTGACTGTACCTGAATTTCTGTGATATTGGTATTTATCCATACCGAATATTCATCAATTTCTACTTCATCAGGCTTTACTGTGCCTCTTACCTTTCCGTAGTCAATCATAACTATTTTTCCCCCCTTACACTTTAGCAGTCGGAATATACAATAAGCGACCGCCGGTAACCCGACTACGGTAGTCAACACCGTCAACACCACGCCAATTAAAACCGCCTGCCTGGCTGAAATTGTTGAAACAGCCACCAAAACGGGTAATACGATAACCGTTCAAATTTGATTCGGCATAGAAGTAATCGCCAACAGGAAGTGCGTTTGTTCCGCCGATTTCTGACGGCATCAGCAACCAATCATAATTCTCACCGCCATAACCCATTGCGTTAATAAAACCACTTGCATTTGCAAGAGTGAAACCGACAGGCTCATAGTTATCAGAGTGTGTCGATTCATTGAATGTGAAGTCGTTTGCAATATAGGGCTGACCACCGCACATCGTGCCATCACCCCAAATGTTTATACCCTGAATGTGTTTCCATAGGTTACCCCAAGGATTTTCGACACCACGGTATGAGACAGAGACCTTTCCGCTTGCTGTTTCAGTAGTTTGAACACCGCCTTTTTCGTTGATGGTTTCGGTTGCCTGACCTGTTGCATTTCCAAGGTCAGCGGTTGAGCCTGTCAAAGATGCACAGTTGTATGAACTGTTGTCTGAAATACTAACAACACCCTGACCAATGCCTGTCTGCGAGTTCATTGCACCAAGTTCAATCATCATAAGAAGTTGATTTGCACTTACTGCCTCGATTGTTTCGAGGTGCCAACCCGAACCACGGTTTTGTGCCATCAGTTCAAGGTTCATCTTAGTTCCGATTCCTTTTCTTAATCCGCTGATAGGTTTTTTCCCCGCAACTGAACAGAGTAAGTCTCCGTCCTCGTAAACGATAGAATCAACATTATCGTTGACATAAGCTTTGGCAGATACATCATACATGCTTCCCTCATCAGCCGAAAAAAGAATGTAATTAATTGCATTGCCGTTTTCATCATAAAATGCAGGGTGAAGTTTGAAACCTGTTTTTGGTTTTGAACTCACATAGTAGTTTGCTTTCCGTAGATGATAGCCAATACCGGAATCAGAGTTTTTCTCCAACTTTAGCGGAACGACTTTGTAATAAAATGCCGGCTGAAAAACCATAACCTGACCGTTTGAGCCGTCCTCGGCAAAGTTTGCATCACCGTAGTATGCTGTGATTGTTCCGTCATCCAACACGTTACATCTTCTTCTGCCGCCGTACATTTTAAATTTATTAAAATCTGCTCCCTGAGAGAGATTGACCGCACCTGCAAGTCGGGTAAAAGTCTTATTCTCGTAATCGACACAAAGTCCTGCTATATCTTCATCTGTATAGCCGATGTATGCCTTAATGTCCTCAACCTCGTTTGATAAGTCAGCACCGTCTTTTCCGTCGGCTCCGACAACCTTTCCGAGATTTGCAGATGTGCCGTTTGAATAGGTAAGTATCAGTTCGCCTGAAATATTAATCTCAGCATTAGTTATACCAATACCGTCCTTACCGTCAATGCCGTTTGTTCCGTTGGTGCCGTCTTTTCCGTTCTGACCTTTTTCGCCCTGAATACCTTGTATTCCCTGTTCACCTTTTTCACCCTGTTCGCCTTTAAGGCTCTCAAGCCATTCATCTTCTGAGCCAATGAATCCGTGCTCAAGAGCAATTACATAGGCTGATTTAGCGTCAACGGCTGAAATGACATTACCATTAATCTTAATGCCGTCACCTGCAATAAGTCTGTCCTGCTTGCCTTCAAAGTTTTTTAAAATCTGCTCATAAACAGTTGGCGTAGGCTCTGAGGGCATTTCACCCTCGGTATATCCCGACTGCACAACCGTGAACTGTGCGATGTTCGCTGTGTGTCTGTCTCCACAAAAAGCCGATACATTAACCGTACCTGCGTTTCTTAAAACTTCCCACGGAATTATGCAAGTGTTGTTCTTATCAAGCAAGATTGAGTAAGCATTATTGTCATTGTCAGCTTTAAAAATTGCTGTAATAGGCGCCGTCCAGTCATCCGAACGCAAGTCAAAACGTGCTTGAACATAGTTTTGGCTTTGGCTTGTTACAAGGGTACGTTTAACAATACGAATAAAACTATGTGAGAGCGCAAAATCAATTGTAATCATATATTAATCACCTTTATCAATAGGATGCGTTTGTAAGTTCATGACCTTCTCGTGCATATCGTCCATTGTGCCGTTCTGCCCCAGATGATGATATGACTGATAGCATTTATCGTAAGCATCCTTAGCATAAATTTCAATCCAGCCTCTTTCGATATATTTTTCGCCCGAGCGAATAAGTTCCGCCCTAAGCAATGACTGTGTGCCTTTGCCAATAGCCTTAATTTTGCTCCACTGCGTTTTTACGATTGCAACAATTGCTGCAAGTATTATACCGAATAGAGCCTGTAGCCAATATTGTATAATCCAATCTATCATACGCTTGCACCTTCCAATGTTTTTATTTTCTCTTCAAGAATTTTCAATCTTGCTTCCACCTGTCCTTTTAAAACCTTTTGGCGATTTTTAAAGTTGACCTTGCACGAGAGGCTTG